ACAAAGACTTTGGAATGATTCAAAAAGGAGAATGACATGGCAGGAACAGCGCCGTATTACGACAATGAACGGTATGGGGGACCTAGCGGAATTAGGTATCCGCAGGAAGCTGGCAAGGCTACCTTCACGGTCGATAAGGATGTTTCGCACAGTTACGCTTCCGGTACTGCGGACTGGAATATGAATCCCGAGGAAACGGCAGGGTCCGTATACTCCGTGATCCTTGCGGGCGGTGCGGCAAACGCCATATTCCCGGCGCTGGTTCCAGGAAAACATTTTGTCGTCAACAACGGTTCCGGGCAGACCATTACCTTCAAGGTGACTGGCATGACGGGAATCGCCGTAGCCAACTTGAAGGCGGCTCTCCTGTTCATGGACTCGGTTGCCGGCGACGTGCAGCGTGTGACGGCAGACACAACCCCGACTTCGTAGGAGTGACCATGGCTGGTGGAGCAAAAGGCGGCGGCAAGGGTGGCTCGACTGGTCATGCCTCGAATGCCGCGCTCGACGACGACACGAAGCCAGCTATGGCAAGTCGCAGATCGCTCTTTGACCAATGGAAGAAGAAGAAGCGACCGCCGAACCAGATGATCGACTATGACAAGTCGCCTTCAGTCAAGAGGACTTGACACGACGGTGTACTATTGAAACGAGAAACATATGCCTGACAATACCCAAACGACGAACGATTCTCAGACACAGACGGAATCCCTGGGATGGCGCGCTGGTCTGCCCGACGATCTCAAAGAGAACGAAGCCCTCAAAGCCTTCAAGACGGTTGGCGATTTTGCCAAAGACGATCTTGCGGTGCGGTCGAAGGTCTCCGAACTGGAGGGAAAGTTGAGCAACTATGTGCCCAAACTGCCGGATGACGCGAGCGATGAGGACCGGAACCTCTACTACGACGCTTTGGGACGACCCAAACAGCCCAGTGAATACAAACTACAAGGTGAGGACAAGAATGCCCCCGAGTGGACGAACTTCTGGAAAACCCAATTTCATAGGCGTGGTATTACTGCCGCGCAAGCCGATGGACTGAGCGGAGATTTTAACGCTCAGATACAGAAACTTGTGGAGGCTGCGAATGCGCAGCGTCAGCAGGAAATTACGACCAATGAACAGAAGCTCAGAACCGAGTTGGGCGACAAGTTTGATACCAGCGTGGAACTGGCCAAACGGATGTGGACCAAGTACGGAGAGGGCGAATTTGACAAGGCGTTCGAGAATGGGAACTCGGCATACCGGGCGACCACGATCAGGATGCTTTTAAAGTTCGCTGCCCTGACCGGCGAGGACAAGTCGCCACAGGGAGGGATGAGTCGGAGTTCGGCGAAGTCCAGCTTCATCGGCTACTCGAAAAGTCCCGCTCCTCCGAAAAAGTCCTGAGCCTAAAGGAGGCTCGACATGGCCGATATTTCCCAACTGGGATATTCCACGTTTATCGACATCGTGGCGAATTATTCGTCCGCCGATGCAGGGGCGAGATTCGTTCTCCCCACACGCATCCTTGACCGCATGACACCGCTGGTCAGGATGATGCCACTCAAACCCTCAAACAACATCCTTTCGAACATTGCCGTCCGCACCGATTCTCTTCCCACGGCCTCGACGCGCCGCTGGAACGAGGGAATCAAGCCGACGACATCGAAGAACACTCCCATCAACGACCCCATCGCTCTTTTCGAGGATCGAAGCGAAGTGGACAAGGCTCTCTGGATGATCCAGAACGATCCGAACGCATGGCGAGCGGACCAGGACATGAACCACGTAGAGGGACTGTTTCAATTGATGGAGTCCACCCTGATTTACGGAAACCTGGCGACCAACCCCGGAGCATTCAATGGCCTGGCTACCCGCTTCAACACCACTGCATCCTACCCAAACGGAGACACGAGCTGGCAGCCGAACGTGTGGAAGGGCGGCGCTACCAATGGCTCTGTTACAAGCGCATGGATGATCGAGTTCGGCGACGACTCGGTGTACGGGATTTATCCTCCCAATACGCCCGCTGGCTTGAGTGTGGAAGACCTTGGGCAGTACACCAAGCAACTCGCTAGTTCGCTCGGAACGATAGGAATAAATGCCATGTACGAGGTTCTCGGCACTTTGCTGACCTGGTATATGGGAATCCAGATCGCTGATGAACGTGCCGTGCAGCGCATCGCGAACATCAATCCGACGATCCTTTCCGCAAACAACTTCGACGAGAACGTCTTTATCGCGGCCAAGAATCAACTGCCACGGGGCGGTGAGGGCTCCGGCACGGTGATTCTGGTCAACCGCGCGCTGAAGACGCAAATCGACATCCGCGCGGTATCGCAGAAGCTCAACGCCTACACCAATTTCAACGCCAATGAGACGGATGTGTTTGGACGGTCGGTGACCAAGTTCCAGAACATTCCGATCTACGTCGCCGAAAAGATTCTCTCAACCGAAACGGTCCTGAGCTAAGGAGGGACACATGCCAGTCACAGATGCAGTTGCAATGTTGCACGGCTCCGGAACCTCCGTCTCCGGTCCGATCACTTCGACAATCAACGCAGCTTCCAGTTGCGCCATCTCCGGAACCACCCTTACTGTCACGACCTTGACCACCGGTCAGATCGTGGTTGGGCAGAGTGTGAATGGTCCCGGAGTCACTGCCGGAACCTTCATTACCGCCCTCGGGACCGGCATCGGTCTTGGTGGAGGCACAACCTACATCGTCAACATCTCGCAAACCGTCTCCGGCGGCACTGCCATGACGTTTGGACCGAACACGCTAGGCGATGCTCTGACGGGAAGCGCGCAGTACTCGAACAACGAACTCGACTTCGGGGCACCGAATACGGGGGCAAGTTACCCGTGGCTTCCGCAGTTCCCGTCCTACGCGGAGAAGGGTTACACCTTCCCGCCTGAAGTCGTTGGGGATGGCGGGGTTGAGATGGGGATTCACCTGGTCATCACGGCGCCCATGTTGACGGTCGCGACGACCAGCATCGCCTTCTCTGTTCTCACGTCATCGGCGACGGGCGCACTCATTGGCACCGCAACCAACATCATCGCGGCGAGAACCTTGAGTGCGGCGCAGTTGGGGGTGAATGGAGCGCATTACTTCATTCCCGTCAACGGAGCGTCCATTCTGGAGTTTCTGCGCTGGTATGCGGCCAATGCCGGCGGCGCAGCGACAACGGGATACCTGACCTCATGGTTTGGACCCAAGACAGGTGGGGAACAATGAAGGTGCAAGCCAAATGCATCTCTCTCGCATGGGATAGTCCGAAGTGTTTCTCGTTCTATCCCGGCGAGACTTATGAGATCGAGCACGACGGTACTCTTGCTGTTATGAAGATCGGGAATATTTACGTTTTCGAGTTCGACCGAACGATGACCGGAACTGGAGTTAGTCCCGCTCCCGGCGGTTTCATCTGCAAGCAATGCCAGAAGCCTTTCGAATCTCTGAATGATCTTGGAACTCACACCCGGTCTGTTCACAAGACTGAGGCCGTCGAGGAAGTGGTTTCTGACGAGTCGGTTGTGATCGAAAAACGGGGGAAGAAGAAGGGCAAGACATTCACCTGCAAAACATGCGGTGAGGTTCTTCCGAACCTGTACGCCATTAGAGTCCACAACAAGAGTCACAGGAATACTGCCGAGACTGCAACTGTCCCGGCGTAGGGGGCAGGTTGAACTACGGCGATAAATCTGAATCCCAGAAAGATGCTGCTAGGGCATACGCGAGAGACTATCAGCGAGAGTATAGAAAGCGTCCTGAAGTCCGCGAAAGATTTCTCGGTTACATCCAAACCTATAAAGAAAAACATCTTGAGGAACTTCGCGAAAAAGCCCGAGTTAGAGATCGGGCCAATCGTGCTGATCCAGTCAAGAAGTCTCGTGTTGAAGAGAATTCTCGGCGGCACAAGGTTAAACTGAAGACGTTAGTGGTAGAAAAGTATAGCCACGGTACGATGAAGTGTGCGTTGTGCAACGAGGACAGGATTCCATGTTTAAGTGTGGATCACATTGATGGAGGAGGAAACGCACATAGAAAAAGTATCAGGCTCAACGCGGGACTAAATTTCTACCAGTGGCTAAAGAGAGAAGGATTCCCTTCCGGATTCCGTATCCTTTGCATGAACTGCCAGTTCATAAGCCTTCACCAGATGCGACGGAGGAAGCGTGAATTATTCACAAACCAGCATATGTAATGTTGCACTGGGGAGAATAGGAGCTCGTGGGCAAATTACAAATGTCAACGAGAATTCCCCCAATGCCGTTAAGTGTCTCGCGGTTTGGGATTTCGTGTTTGGAGAGGTAATGGCGGAGCGCGACTGGAAATTCGCCAAGACTCGAGTCCAGCTTGAGCTAAGCCCAGTCATCCCCCTCTATTCCTACAAGGCTGCATGGGCTCTACCCTCTGACCTCCTCCGATTCGTGCGCCCGCACAAGCGCCCCAGGGACAGACACCACTTCGCCTGGCTCTGGGGTCCAGAGGGCGAAGGATGGTATAGGCGGGAAGATCCTCCGTTCTGGCCCTACGACACTCCTTACGTCATCGAGACTCTTACCGCTGGCTGGTCGTCGCCGATCACATGCCCGCCGACACCGTATTCCTTGCCCTTTCCTGCGGGGAGGTACGCGCTCACGGATTACATGGGTTTCCGGGGTCCGGCGATGATTAACTACATCCGACTGATCTCCGATTACACACAACTGATGCCAGGATTCGTGAACTGCCTCTGTAATCGATTGGCGATGGAGTTGTCGATCGGCGTCACGGAGGACAAATCGAAGTTTGAACTGATGCAGCAGATGTACAAAGACAGCTTGAATTCTGCCGAGGCCCAGAACGAATGCCTCGATTTCAGCGAAGACGAAGCCGGGAGCACATCCTGGGTAGACGCCGGCCGCTATTTCCGCTGGTAGCAGGAATAAATAATAATGTAAATAGGAGAGTCTATGCCTAGTGGTGGAAAGCTAGCCGTTGTACGTCAATCATTTAACACCGGGGAGTGCAGTCCTCTCGTAGACTTCCGAGATGACATCGCCAAGTATAATTCTGCCTGCAAAATTTTAGAAAACGCCGTACCGCTCGTCGAGGGCGGTGCCAAGAAGATGCCCGGAACCTACTTCGCTGGGGTTTCCGCCCGCGGCGGTTCTATGTTCACCGGATCAATCGCCACTACGACCCTCACCGTGACAGCCGTAGCGCAGGGGAGCCTCCGTGTTGGGCAGACGCTCTACGGAACAGGCATCGCCGCGGGAACCGTCATCACTGCTCTGGGTTCGGGGCTTGGCTATACGGGAACCTACATAGTAAACAACTCGCAGACTATCGCAAGCGAGAGCATGATGACGGGTTCGAGCGGAAAAAGTCGTCTCGTCCCGTTCCAGTTTTCGACAATTCAGGGGGCGATCCTCGAACTCTCAGCGGGACTTATCCGTATCTGGGAAGGGGCGAGCGAAGGATCATGGTCTTTGGGGCTGGCGGTCACTCTTCCCACTGCCCTCAACTATGATCCGGCGACTGCGTATGTCGCTGCAAACCTGTCACTGGTGGGTCCATTCTTTGCTTTCATAGGGCAGACTCCAAACCGCAAGGGACTCTACATCGCGGCGCCCTACGGAACGGCTAATGCTCAGACAGTTCCAATTACTTTCACGACCAATACTTCTGATGTTCTTAGCGTCACGATTACCGGGAGTTCGCCAAACCAAGGCATCAATATCGCGCTGGCTAAAACAACGGCAGCGAACAACGCTGCAAACCTGATTGAGACTGCAATTAGAGCTTTATCGGAACTGAATGCTTCGACGAGCAACCAGGTTCTTTTATCGGGTTGGACGGTAACTCCGAATGCTCTTTATTATGCGGCTCCGTGGATCGCAGTACCTTCTCTTGTCTACGCCCCCCTGGGATGGAACACGCAAAACTGGATAGCAGAATGTACCGCAAACAACCAATTCGATGAATTCCCTCTAGTTTTTGGAGCGACAGGACTGTCGTGGAACTCGGCGTTTTGGGAAGACGGAACCAGCCTCGCGGAACCGCCGATTGAGCTAACCACGCCGTATGCCGAGGCCGACCTATTCGCTCTCGATTGCTCAACGCAAAGCGCGGACGTGTTGTGGGTCTTCCATCCCAACTATCCGCCGGCGCAGATTAAAAGACTCGCCGCTAATTCATGGCAGTATGCACCAGCGCTCCCCGGAACATTAGGCAATGGTTCCACATATCGCGGAACTTTGGACGTTGTGAAGACCGGATACAACGGCCTCGGACAGTCGATCACCGGGATCACGAAGGCAAACCCTGGTGTCGTTACGATTGCGGCGACCACTACAGTTTTTAGCAACAATCAGCGAATCTACATGAATCTCATCGGCGGGATGGTCGAACTTAATCAAGGGGAATTTTACGTCGATAGTTTTGTGAACAATGGCGACGGGACTTGCTCTTTCGACCTTCTTGACGCCAACACCGGGAATCTAGTCGATACCACCGGATACTTAGCCTATGTGAGCGGTGGATTTGCAGTCGCGGTCTTTCCATTCTTCGCAGCGGCGGGAGACTATCCAGCTTGCGGAACTCTCTACCAAGAGCGCTTGACCATCGGAGGAAGCGACAACAATCCCGTGCAGATCAATGGCAGTGTTCAAGATGATTACTACGATTTCATCTGCGATCCCAACGAAGACGATTACGCTTTCCAATACACCTTGGTTGCGAACAAACTAAACCAACTCCTCAGCATGATTGGAACCCCCAACGCTCTATTGATCGGCAGTGCTGGAGGCGTGTGGGTTGTGGAGGGATCGAACGGATCGTCCCTGAGCCAAACCAATGTAAATGCGGCCCTGCAAAGCAACCTCGGGGTCAGTCCCTTGCAGCCGCAACTGGTGAATGGATCAGCAATTTTCGTCTCTCGGTCCACCAGAATCGTGACATTCTTGGTCTTCAACTTCGTGTCTAACCAGTGGGACAACTTCGACCTGACACGCCTCAACCGCAACATAACTCTAGGTCCGTCCTCGGCTCAATCCGGCATCGCACAGACCGCGTTTCAGGCGGAGCCTTATCCGATTTTCTGGGCCGTGCGCAATGATGGGCAAATGATCGGACTTGTCTTTAACACGCAGGATCAGGTGTATGCGTGGTTCCGCATAAATATGCAAACCCAAGGGGGAAGCATTGAATCTGTTGCGGTCATCAGCGGAGCGAATATAGAGGATCAAATCTCCGTTGTCGTCAACCGGACCATCAATGGCGTGACAATGCGGTACGTCGAATACTTCATGCCGCAAGAATTGTTCGGTCAACTCTCGAATGCCTTCTTTGTGAACTGTGGTCAGCAGTGGCAAGGATTGCCACCTGTGGCCATCACGGGAATCAACAATGGAACTCCTGTTGAGGTCCAGGCTCCCGGTCACAGTTTTACAGACGGAATGACGGTGCAGATATCGGGCGTAGAAGGCATGACGCAAATCAATCAGGATGCGACTCAAGCCTACACGGTGGTCAATGCAGTTCTAAACGAATTCCAGTTGGTTGGAATGGACTCAACTTTGTTTGGCGTCTATACGGGCGGTGGAACGGTCCGGGAGGTGACCAATCAGGTGACTGGGATGAGCTACCTTCTCGGTCAACAGGTTGTGGCGGTGGGCGACGGTGCAGTGATTCTTCAGCCGACGATAGTGACCTCGGATACGGTAGTGTTTCCCTACTTCTCCAACCTCATCACCATCGGGATTCCCTACCAGATAACGATTCGACCGACAAATCCTGTGATGTCCGCGCAGGGATCTACGACGCGGGGTATGAAGCAAAAGCTCAATCGGGTTACGCTGAGTGTGTATCAGTCGATGGGGGGGGAGTACGGGACCGATCCTGCCCACATGTACGACATCACTTACGGGCCGGGAACAATGTTGCAACCTCCGGCAATGAGTACACTTGAATTGACGCGCGATATGGACGACGACTGGAGCGACGAATCGACGTTTTATGTGACCCAGAGCGATCCCCTGCCGTTCACTTTGCGAGGTCTGGTTTGGCGCGATTCCGCGAATCAGGATTGATATGACATACGAAGTAGTGGCACTCAATCCCGAGCACCTAGACAAGCTTCTTGCTGGAGTTTCGCCGGCACTCGCGGCGTTGCTTGATCGGCGCTCCTACTTTACTTCAGGAAGCTCTTCTCTTTGCCTGATTGTCGATGGGGAACCAGTCTTTGCGGGAGGGATTGTGAATCTCCAATGGCACCGTGGCGAAGCGTGGCTGCTTCCGACTCGTTTCTTCCGAGAGCATCTCCTGACGTGCTTGCGTGCTATGCGAGCAAAACTTCCCCTTCTCGTGAGCGTCGGAGAATTCCAGAGAGTTCAGGCTACCTGCGCTCGGGGAGTTTCTGAGCGCCTGTTCCGTCATCTTGGGTTCGATTACGAGGGAACGATGAGGAAGTTCGGCCCTTCCGGAGAAACCTGCTCCATGTACGCGCGTATCTTTGAGGTACAGCTATGACGCCGCAATCCATATCGGGAGCCAACTTTGGGGTGGGTGTTCTCTCTTCAGTGATGAGCGGATTCGGGGGATATGAGTCCGGCCAGAAACAGAAGGCAGCCGACGACTACAACGCCGACATCACGCTTGAGAATATGCGGGATCAAGTGGAAGCGAATCAGCAAAAGTTTTCTTCCTTAGTTGGCACTCAGGCAGGCCGGTATGCCGCCGCTGGCGTGGACATTGCTTCAGGGTCGCCGCTACTCATCATGGCAGCAACGGTGGCGCGCGGAGCCAAGGAAAGCGTACAGATCGAAGAGGCTGGGACTGAAGAGGCTGCGATGCAACGCTACTACGGGAAGATTGCGGCGTTCTCGGGAACAATGAGCGGAATCGGTTCATTCCTGAGTGGCCTCACGAAGGCATCGACCGCCTACTACGGTGCGAAAGCTCCGACACCGTTACCTGCCGGCGGAGGGGGTGACTGGTAATGCCGCAGATTCCCGGTGTGCCCGATCTTCAATCCGTCGATAAGCCATACATAAATCCCCGTCAGGCGGGCAAGCCTGGGCAGGATATTGCTCAGTTGGCGGACACCTCTGGAGACATTGCGGACACGGGACTTGATCTCGAAGCGCACATCCGGGAAGCGCAGAAGCATGTCGATGAGATCGCTGCGCAGAACCACATGAAGGCGCTCGACGACGAGTTGCAAATCGAACTCAAGAAAACAACCAACTCCGGACAGGTAAAAGACGTTCTAGACCAGTACACGGGCCCGAATGGAAAACTGAATCAGGTTGTCAAGGACTTCGGAAAGTCTCCCGCCGCGATAGAAATCCAGATGTCCGCTCAGGGCTTGAAGCCGAGCATGGACACGCTGGGACAGGCGAGGCAACTGACTTTGCTGGGGCAGGAAAACGACGCAAACACCGCTATCCAGATTAAGACGCTTCTCCCGCAACTCGTAGCAGCGCACCGCAGCGGCGCTGTGGCGCAAGAGCAACAGATTCATTCCCACGTTGAAGGTCTGTACGATGATGCGGTCAAGAATGGCCTGATGACCACCGCCGAAAAGCAACTCAACATGGACGCATTTCAGGAGGCGACACAGAAACAAATCAATGAAGCTGCGATTACCAGCGCCAATCCAATGGAGAGACAGCAGGCCATTGCGCAGTTGGGAGGTGGTACTCAGGGAGCCCCACCGTCTACATCTGGATATTCCACTCTCGTGGAACTTGGTAAAAATTTTCAATGGTACAACCGTCCAGAGGTTGATACGGGTTCGATTAAGAAAGGTACTACTGGAACCGTCTATTCTGCCAGCCGTGATGAGGATGGGGTGGAAGTTCTCTTTCCGACAATCTACGATGGGAAACTCCATACCGAAGATGAGGCGTGGCAGCACTATAAGGACACCGGGCAGTTTATGGCCAAGTTTGCAGGAGACGAAAAGCAGAGAATTGCTGATGCGGACGCCTTTGGTCAGAAGTATCACGAAGATGCGGAGGCTGGAAAGTATGGAAGATTCGGACAACATAGCGCAACTGGACCGTTGAACCTGATCAACATAACTCCCGCTGAAGTGAACATCCTGCGTGACCATGCGATTGACATGGACAAGCACTTGAATGAGCAAGCTGAGTCGCAAAACTTTAACGGTGCGCTCAACATCAAGGATGCCGCTCTCGGTGCGCCGGAATTTAAGAACCCAGACGGGACCGAGAATTGGGAAGCTCGCAGCAATGTCCTTAAAGACGGACAATGGCTGCAACAACACAATTTAGTGGACGAAAAGGGTAATCCGGATCGAGTGATGGCGGAGAAATTGATTGAAGATGAGGAACGTCTGAGAACCTTATCCGAGCACAATCAGGCTGACAAAAATACACGGGCTATTGACAAGTACGAACCAAACCTTGATAAACTTTCGCGCGCCCAGATATTCCAGATTCCAGACTCCGAAATAAACGCACACGGTAGAAGTTATCTCCTAAGTAAGTGGGATGAAAATGATCGCTACAATAAACAGATGCGTATACAGGGACGCCAAATAGCGATGCAAGAAAGACAGCAAAAAAGCGATCAGATCGCGGGCAATTTTCTCATGGACATTGCCTCCGGAAAGATTCTTGACCCAGTGACCGTCCGTACCACTACAGGAATGACGAGCAGAGATCAGGCGCAGGTAATCAGCACGATCAATGAAGCCAAGACGAACAAGGACTACCAGACCGGAATGTCTATACTCACGAACGCCTTCGCTATTCCGAAAACAGCAACACGAGAAGAGGCTGATCGGTTGTCGGAGAAATACGCGGAAACCTTTAAAGCATGGGAGCAGCAGGTCAACGCAAACCCATCAAAGGATAAGGCGGTAATCGCGCAGAAAGTTCTGGGGCCGAAGATTCAAAAGCAGATTTCAGACCTTCTAGATCAGAGATTTGGCGTTCTTCCAACGCCTTCATTGAGTCAATTACCAGCTTACATCTGGGAGGGAATAAAATCCGGCGCTACGGGGGGGCAATATACTCCGCGATACCCTAGCGCAAATCCTCCAAGTGGAACCACAGATACGACCTTGCCCTCCGCTTCAAAAGCCAATGCGCCCCCCGTTGGAACCGTTAAACACTACGACAATGCGGACTGGAAATTCAAGGGCGGGGATCAGTACGACCAGAAGAATTGGGAGAAGCAGCCATGAGCGCCGCGCCGTGGGATAGACCGAGCGCAGAGCAAGCTCCGTGGCAACAGCCTACGGAAGCGTCCCCGTCTGCGATGAACGCTCCGCAGATGACGCCGGAAGACTCCGGAGCTGCGTGGAAAGCCTCTGTCCACGCACGGATGATTGGAGTGACGCCAGGATACGCTTATCAGAACCATGATGAGATCGAGGATCAGTTGCGTAATCGCGATGCGGATTATGACAAGGGATTTGCCTATGCAGCGGAGACGGGTTTTGAAGAGACGCCATTGGGGATGCTCATACGCGGGAAAGAGGCCGATCCTTTTGAATCCTCCAATGTGTTTGAGCGCGGCGTTCACAACTTGGTTAGTTTTGCTACTGATCCCGTTGTTATGGTTCCGATAGTTGTAGGCGCGCTAGCGGATATTGCTGTACCCGGAGCGGCCATTGCTGGTTTCGTCGGTGGTTCAGCTTTGGATGCGGGATTGCGCAAGTGGATGATGGAGAATTACGAAGAGGGGGATACAAAGAGCTTCGGAGAATTGGCGGATCGAGCAGGCGATGCGTTGTGGTCCGCAACAAAGGGAGCACTCGGAGCCGAAGCATTCAGCGTTGCAGGCGACATTCCGGTGCCGGGAATGATTGCTGAGAAGCCCCTGGCAAGCATCGCCATGAAGGGCATGTATCAGGCCAGCGCAATGACCTTAGCGGGTTCTTTGCTCGATCAGCGCATGCCTCGCCTCCGGGACTTCGAGGATTCCGCTTTGATGGTGGTTCCCCTTAATCTTGCGACCGGCGGGTTGATGCTAGGAAAGGGAGAGTCTAAGCAAGCCCTCATGGATGTGTACGCCAAGAATGGAACGACACCCCAGGAGTCTGCCGACAAGCTCGCCGCGCAACCCCCCGTCAAGCCTGATCCTGCGCCCGGACTCAAGTCTGCTATTAACTTCGGTGAGTCTTTTGCCGAAGCCGATGAGAATGAAAGCCATTCAGACCTCGCTTCGCGAGTTTTGTCCCAAAAGCCGGTTGAGATGGCCGAGTTGGAGGCCGATCCTAAGCTCGCGGACAAGGTATTGCAGAATCCGGAGATTCACGAGCAGGCGGTCATTGACCGGGCTAGGACGCTCAAGAAAGAGGCGATAGAGTCCGGAGAGCCCATCACGGCTGAGGCCCAGCAACGCGGTCCGCAGACCATCGACCAACTCTACAACCGCGGCGAGATGAAGTCTGGGCGGGGCTTTGTTACGCCAGATGGCAAGTTTCTCGACCGCAACGCGGCGAAGCGGTGGGTCAAGGAAAACGAGCCGGAAGTTTATAAGATGTGGAGCGATATTGCCGGAGGCGACAAGGAAGAGCTTCACGCCGAGGACTACGGACAGGCACGAGAGAGGGTTGCCGGCCGCAATGTGGCGGAGGGCGCAGCGGATTTCGATTCAATGGAACAGGAACTCGCAAGGTTCTTTGCTGGAGGAAGGGCTACGTTGAACGGAATAAAGGCTGGTCTAAAGGGTGCCGACTATGGCGAGTCTGCATTGAGGACTCTTCTTGTCGGGCCGCACAATATGTTCGTCACTGAGGCTGCGCAGCTTGTTGGCCGGCTGAGAAAACTCGAACCCGACGTTGTGCATCAACGGGCAATTAGCTTCATGCGCGATTACCGCAAAAATCCCGATGCTCTTCGCTCGTCGATCCCGGAGATCAAAGCGGGATCGAATGAAAACCTCAAGCAGTACATCCCATCGATGGAGAGGGCCTTGGAACCTACTCCTGAAATGATGGCCGCCGACAAGATGCTTACCGAGTATTTCACGAAAGCGCTTGATAGAGCACGTCAGTTGGGAATAATGGATAGTAGCATTGACCCTGCGCGGTACAGCCCGCGAATGTTCGTGAAGGCTATGGACAAGGGCGCGAAGGGTTTTGGCGGATCAAAATTTACAGAGAAAACCCCTCATGCAATTCAGAGAGAGTATCTAAACCTTCTTGATCCGTTGAAATCTGGAGACTTTGAGGCGCGTACATTCAACGCTTTTGACGAACTCGCCATCTATGGGGACCGACATGCGATAGCGGTTTCTACTAAATTATTCACGACAGAGTTGAGGAATACCGCTTTGGGTGTAGAGGGAACCGAAGACAGCCATCCCGAGGGTTGGGAAACACTTCGCGGTTCAGGCGGCCTTTACGTACCGAAGGTCGTTTCCGATGCGCTGGCGCCATTGCTTGAGCGTGGAGGAAAACCTTCCGCAGTCGCAAAGTTTCTGCATGTGCAGCAAGTCACCAAAGCAATCGAGCTTGGCCTTTCCCTCTTCCACATCAAGACCATGGGCATTACCGCCATGAACAACATGAGCGTGGACGGCTATGTGAGAGCGATGCACTCAGACAATTCATCGCCAGATTTTGAGGCGCAGGAAAGGCATCACGCTCTTTACGGGCTTACTACAACAAAGACTGGTCCCGAATACGAAGCCTACAAGGGGATGAACCCGTCTGATATCCCTACTGGATTTGGAAGACTCACCAATCTCCCCATAATCAAGCAGGTTGATGGATTCGCAAAGTACATAACGAAAACCACATTCGACGTGATTCAACGCAAGTTCAAGGTTACGGATATGTCGGCACAGGAGGCGGCTTGGGTTGCGAAGCATCCCGAAGCGACCAATCAGGAATACGGGTCGGCAATGCGCAGCATCGCCAAGGAAATGAACGCGGCCTACGGTGGTCTGAACTGGGATGTGATGGGTGTGAGCAAGAGTATGAGGGATATGTACCGCATGTTCCTTTTGGCCCCGGACTGGACTTTCAGCAATATCGTAAACGCAAAGTACGCATTTCAAGGTGGACCGGCAGGCTCCGCCGCCCGTATGTTCTTTGTCAAGTCTTTTGCTACTGGCTTTGCCATGACTGCTGGAATGAGTCTAGCGATTGGCGGGAAGTATGATCCGACCGACATTAGACATATCGATCAGGTCTATCTAGGAAAGGACAAGGACGGTAAGGAAATGTACGTCAATCTGTTCTTTGCCGGTGCGCCCAAGGATGCTATGACGTGGGTAAAGAAATCAATGAGTGACACGCCAGTAGCGGGTACGGCGGAGTTTGTAGTCAACAAGGCAGCGCCAGTGATCGGAACCGTTGGGCACATGGCAATGAATGTGGAGTACGGCGGCAAGCCTATCTACAAGAAGGCAGATAGCTTCGGTAAAAAGCTCGCAGATCAGAGTGAATACGCTGCTGAAAGGTTGGCCCCGATTTCAGCAGTAAGCGCGGTGGAGACGGTGGAGAACGCCCTGAAAGACCCTAACAAAGAATACTCCTACAAAGACCTGTTGGAATTGGCTGGAGACGCTATGGGTTCGCAGGTTATCCGTGAAGGCATAAAAACAGGCAACGCGGGGAAGGGAGTACTTCCCGGAGCAGGTAGAGGCGGCGGCTTCCATCTTCCCGGCGTGGGCAGAGGAAACAGTGGGATGCGACTGCCAGGGCAGAGACGGTGATTATGTGCATTCGTAGGCGCAAGATCGACAATCTCTGGCCCTTATGGGACTTGGGGCTGGTGGACGAGGAGTGGCCTCCGGAAGAGGTGGGACACTGCAATGACTGACTACTCTACAAAGAGTGTCGCGGTAGTAGATAACGGGGTATATACGGCTCTTGCCGAGAAACTGAGTGAGTCCTTCGGTAAGGTCTACTACACGTCGCCGTGGGTGGCGGACTATCCGACTTCCTACCACACCGAACTAGGCGAGGGATTCCCAACCTTTGAGCGCGTGGACGATATTTGGGGCATCATCGATGATGTAGATCTGTTCATGTTTCCGGAATCGCACCAGGGGCCATTGCAGGAATATCTCACAGCGCAGGGAAAGAGAGTCTGGGGATCGCGCAACGGAGATGAATTGGAACTCTATCG